TGGTAACGTTAGTGATGACCAAATCAATGAAACTAGCTCAAAGCTTGAAGCTGCGGTGCAAAAAGCAGTTAATAAGATTATGCAAAATGCCTTTAATAAGGCTGAATTAGGATAAAGAAAGGGACTATCGCAAGGTAGTCTCTTTTTAATACATAGAAAATTTAAATTGAAAGGGGTCATTATCATGGCAATCAAAACCACTGAACTTAGTAAGGCAAAAAGCTCGGTTACCAAGCTGAATACCAAAATAAAAGGCATTAAGAAAAGTATTTCTGCTTTGAAAAAGAAGGATGACCCCAAAGGGAAAAACGGCGGAGTTGTTAAAGCTCTTGTCAAAAAGCAAAATGCTGCCCAAAAAGAAAAGGATAAAAAGGCGGCGGCTTTAAAAAAGAAACGATCAGATGAGGAACAACATAAAGATAATATTTTAACAACTATGAAGAGTGATGCCCGCTTTTCTAAGGATTCTTATATCATGCCAAATTATCCGCGATCAGATGAATCGTATGTATTTATTTTTGTGGGTGATGAAAGTGAACCACATAGTACAAACGTTGCCACTCAATCAATTGAAAATGGAGTGAACATTGCTACCACAACACAAATGAACGCCCCCACAATCTCAATTACAGGTGTATTGGGCGGAGAAACAGTTGATGATATCGACTCAATCAATAAGGATTTGGTGAAGCTTAAACGTTGGGCTGACCACGGTACCGATTTACGCTGGAACAGTAAGGCTGGGTATCAAGGACATGTAATTATGAGTGATTTCACGCCCGAATTTGATCGAACAGGCACAGCTACTGGAATAAATGCATGCAGTGTGACTTTTACACTAACGATTGTTACCTATTTTGATTCGAACGTGAAGAAGAAGAAAAAAGCCACAGCCAGTAAAGGAACCAAGAGTACTAAAAAAGCCAAAACTAGTAAAAAGAAAAGCACACATAAATATATTGTTGCAAAGTCAGGGTATACGTACTGGTATGTCTCTCAAAAAACCGGAGTTAAGCTAAGTAAGATTGAAAAATTAAACAAGTATGCAGCTAAAAAAATACCGATTGGTGCCAAAATTTATTATTCGTAAGAAGGTGTTGGAAGTGCAATATGATTATTTAGACTTTGACGTTGGCGACTTTCCACAAACGTTTGAGCACACGTTCAACGGAGTCAGTTTCATGTTTAGAATTTACTATAATCGAGCAAATGATAGTTTTTACATCGATACGTGGGACGAAAATAACGTAATGATTGTAGCAGGCGAGAAGCTGGTTTATGGGGAACCATTATGGTCAGCAATTAATGATCAAAGATTACCACTTGTTGAGATAATACCACTAGATCCCAATGGTCAAGAGTCGGTTGTTAGTGCCAGTAATTTCCCAATATACATTAAGCTTTGCTTTGCGGGTGAAGAAGAAAATGATGATGTAGTTGATGACGACGATTTATCTATGACAGATGATACTGATACTAGTGATGAAGACGATACAACGGCAGATGATGCCGATATTAACGTTTATGGAAATGATCCAACTGTTGGTGGTGAAGGGCTATGAAGATGGTTCATTTTTACACTCGCGTTGAGCTAACTACTAGTAAAGAAACCTTCAAAATCATTTCTACGCATAGACAGCCGTACACGTCGCAGATTGATTTAACCATTAATTCAAGCAATGACGATACACCTTCAACGACAGAAATTACGATACATGGGCTAACTAAGGAACACAGCGATTTATTTAAAAAGGGTGGGCAGGTAGATGTATATGCAGGCTATTTTAATGCTGATTTTTCGGCTTATATAATCCGGCATGTTGTTCACGGAACTATTACAACTATTCAGCCCAGAAAAAACGATGCGGGTGATTGGCAGCTCACGTTCACGATGCAAGATGGCGAAAAATATGACAGTTTGAAACCTATCAAAGTTAAGGAAAGTAAGAAAGTTAGGCAGGTTGCATCCCAAAAAAGTTTAGAGTCGAAAATTAGTAGCTACAATTCCAAGACTAATAAAGCTTTCAACCTTTGGCGTGATGAGCATCCACACGCGACTGATAAGCAGGTCAGTCAAAAGCGGAAAGAAGCAACTAAAAAAAAGAAGAGCGTTCGGACTAAGCTGAGCTCGTCCTGGAACAAGGAAAAGAAATATCTTGATACTCATAAGAAGTATCAAGTCAAGACAACCTACAAAGCACTTAGCTTTAAAGCTGGTACTAAAGGGTCAACCATTATCAAGAAGATTGCTAAACTATCCGGGATTAAAATCCAAACAGTTAAGCTAGTTTACGATCGCAAGTATCTCAAAGGCTATACCGCTAAGAAAAAGCCTTTAGCCTGTATCAAGGAAATTGCCGCAGATTGTAATACAACTTTGTATTGGAAGCACGGCTACTTGCAAATTCAAGATTTTGTTAAGCAGAAAAAATTGGATTACGTTGCGACTAATACAACGGGATTGCTGAACCCGCCAGAATATCAAGATGATAGTGATTCAGGTGCTAGCTGGCAAATAGATTTATTATTTAATCCTGACATTTCCGCTGGGTCAGTTTTCCAGGTTAAACACGACAGCTTAAGTGGCTGGATGATTGCCTTGTCTACTACATCAACTGTGTCGCAAGGCAGCACACCCACAACAGAAGTCATGGTACAGCCGTTTGCTGACTATAAAAAGAAGCAATCAAAGTCCGTTACCAAGAAAAAGGCTAGTGACAAAAAGTCGCAAGCTAAAATAGCTAAGGCAGCTAAAAAAGATAAAGCAAACAAGGCCAAAGCCAAAGCTAAGCAAAAAAGCAGAAGTAAAGGTGGCAAAAAATAATGGTAGCTGAAAAAGATTGGACTACTAAACTGATTACCGCACTAATGTCGCAAGTCAGTAACTACATTTCCGTTGCATACATTGGCAAAATCACTAAGCTGTCGCCTCCTGAGGCTGATCTACAGCCATTGGCACTACTAGCCGGAAAGAAGCAGAATATAGTTACTAAAGTACGATTTTTAACCATGCCACTAAAATTTACGGATTCTCACGACGACACGAGTGGGAAAGGCAAACTTGATTATGAAGTGGGTGACAATGTTTTAGCGATTGTACTAGATGATGATGACATGTATTTTACAAATAAGGACACATTTAAGGTCGACTCTGAGCGCAAGCACGAGGTCGACTTTTCAATTGCGGTCGCAAAAATTGCAACTGCATCAGATTTTAAGGGTGGTGGTTAAATGGCACAAGATTTTTTGTATACACAAGACGGTGACCTAGCCTGGGTAAATGGCGGGCCGTTATATAGTTCTGGAACAGAGGAGCTCAAGCAAGCACTAATGAGCATTATTCAAACACCAATCGGACTTTTTATGGATGGGGATGTTGGGATGAATTTTGACTGGTTACTTGGTGGTTATGACAAAGAAGCCGCAATCGCAGCTATTAAGACAGCACTGATGCAGGATAAGCGAGTAATTAGCGTTATTTCGGTTATTCCATCGTTAAGTGATGATCAGCGGACAGTTACATTTAACATCATCGTTTCCAGTACCCTTGGAAAGGTCGATTTCTCGAAGGAGGTGGATATAGATGCCACTGACGGATAACGGATTTGTTTTACCAGATTTTGATGATCTACTAGCGGATATTAAAGGTAAGATAAAGAATCGACTGGGCGACGATACAGATGTTTCTGATGGATCGCCGATGGGAAAAATTGCTTTTGTTTGGGCAGACGACAAGCTAGAAACCGAAGAACGAATGGAGGATGTTTATGACAGTTCTTCAGGAATCTTTGCGACTGGCGTTTCTCTAGACCGCTTGGCAAGCAATGTAAGTGTGCAGCGAATATTAGCTCAATCTTCACAAGCAGCTCTTAAGGTTACTGGTACCGCTGGATATTTAATTGATGAAGGAACTGAGTTTATTACTGATAATGGCGATAGTTTTTTTACAGCTGCTGATGTTCAGATTGGTAGTGACGGAACAGCCAGTGTAATTGCTTATAGTGAAGATGCTGCTAGTTACGCTAATGTTGATGCCAATACCATTATTAATCCGGCCAATCCAGTTGAAGAAATTGAAACAGTCACTAACCCCGAGGAAGCTGCAGGCGGGGTCGACCTTGAAACTGATTACAGTTTGAGACGACGATTTTTGATTAATTCAAATGCTGCCGAAGGACCAACTGCAGACGGTTTAATTACTGCGGTCACTAACGTGGCTGGCGTCACCGGAGTTAACTTACAGCAAAATTTGACCCAGCAAGTGGATGATAATGGCAATCCAGCTATGACACTTCACTTCTTTGTTTCCGGCGGAGTGCCACAAGATATCGCTGACGCATTAGCCAATAACATGGCTGCCGGAGCAGTAACAGTTGGTGAACAAGTATTTCACGTTGCAGTTGATGGCAATGATGTTGAAGTTCATTTTGATAAAGCTCAAAGTGTTTCAATTTCTTTCAAAATTACAATTACTAGTGGAGATGGCTATGACCAAGACGCTGTAAATGAAGCAGTATCAGAGTTCTTAGATGAGTTTGAAATGGGTGAAACGATTGTCCTTAACAAACTGTACAGCTATCTTTATGCTCTAGATGGTATTGAAGAGGTAACTGATATACAGGCTAGTTCCAACAGTAAGACGTTTAGCAGTAACAATATTGACGTTGCCAAATATCAAATTGCCTCAACCAGCGACGCATTAATCGAGGTGGTTGCTAATGCCTGATGTATTACAAACAGGAGAAACTTTCGAAACTTATCATAAAGAGCAAAATGCAAAGTATGTAGGATTTCGAGCTAATCACAAGGGGACCCATTTTGATGGATTAATTCAAAGTTTTGACTCAGTGTTTTTTGAAACTTATTTAAATCTAGATGAGCAAGATAAAGCACATGAGATCAACTATGCACACGGATTAGAGCTTGATGATATTGGTGATCAATACGAGATTGAACGCAATGGGCTTGATGATGACACTTATCGTTTTTTGATTAAGTCGCATAAACTAAGCACAACGTCTCGAGGGACAGTACATGATATTTTATCGATTGCTGCCAATTTACTTGGTTGTGAGCCAGCAGATATTACACTGATTAATGACCGCAAGCTTGTTGACGGTAAGTTGTCAGGCGAGCCAAATACTGTTGAAATCACGGATGTTGATATTACTAAAGTAACTAATCCTAACTTACTTGCGTTGTTAACAGACGAGCTACAAAATGCAATGGCAGCTGGATTCAAGATTAAGCAAGTCGGCTTTTCAACAGCCGTTAAAATGGACGCTTTTGTAGGTATTGCAATGTCAGGTCATCTGGAAACTTCAATGACTATTCCACCGTATGTGGAAGTAAAACAAGATAAGCAAATTAATCCATACGTAGGAATAGGAATTTCGTGTGATTACTACACAGCAATTTAAGCATAGCAATTCGCTATGCTATTTATTTTGTCAAAAATTAAGGAGGGATGAAATTGCAATATAATTCTAAAAGCTTAACGAGAGACGGAGCTACGGCATTTGCTAAAGCAGATGCAACTCAAAAAGGGCTTGTGCTTGATAAACTAGTAGTTTCTGAAAGGGTTATTGCCGAGGGAACTGATATATCAGCGTTAACACTGGATGATTTTACGAATAGCAAGCAATTTGACGCTAACAACGTCTATCAAAATCAGAACACGTTTACCGTAACCTCTGTCATTACCAACGCTGGTATGACAAAAGAATTTAGTCTATCTATGATTGGAATTATTGGGCATATTGTAGATGATACGACTCAATATTTAATTGCCATTGTCCTAGGAAACGATCCATTTAAACTACCAGTTGATGAGGGGACACCGTTTAGATTTATTCCGTCGTTGAGCATTGGTTATTCTGCTACACAAAACGTGACTATACAGGTCAATGATGATGTTTATATCACTCAAGCAGATATTGATGGATTGCTTAATGCAAAGGGATATTCAACCACTGACTATGTTGATAAAGCTATTAATGCGATACCAAAAACTGATCTTAGCGATTATGATACTTCCGCGCAGGTCAACGATAAAATAGCTGCAATCCCTAAACCTGACTTAACTCCATATGCCAACAAGACGGCCAACAACGAGTACACGGGCACCAATGACTTCCAAAAAGCCACAGTTAAAGGCGTCAACGTGGCGACCACGGCGGATG